GTTTACAGTTGCTCACATCAAGACCGACTCCATCAAGATTCCCGATGCGACTCCAGAAATTATTGAGTTCGTTTATGAGTTCGGTAAGAAGTATGGGTATGAGTTTGAGCATGAGGAAACATATGAGAAATTCTGTCTAGTAAACGATGCGGTCTATATTGCAAAAATTGGTTGGCATGCCGAAAAGGAATTTATTGGAACATGGACTGCTACAGGAGCGCAATTTGCGCAGCCATATGTATTTAAAACTTTATTCTCTCATGAGCCCATAGTGTTTGGTGATATGTGCGAGACTAAAACCGTTACCTCGGCATTGTATCTCGACATGAACGAAGGTCTTGGAGAGGATGAACATAACTATCACTTCGTTGGTAAAGCCGGTTCATTCTGTCCGATTAAGCCAGGATGTGGCGGTGGACTTCTTCTTCGTGAGAAGGATGGAAAATACTATGCCGCTACAGGAAGTAAGGGTTATCGATGGCTTGAAGCAGAGATGGTTTCAAATCTTGGGAAGGAGGACGATATAGACCGCAATTACTACATTGGTCTAGTCGACTCTGCTGTCAAAGATATTTCTGTATTCGGAGACATTGAATGGTTCATCGGGGACAAAGAGATAGAGATCGATTATCCAATCGGCTTCAACGATACTCCTCCATGTGGTAATACCATAACTTGTTTGGAATGTTCGTTAAGTCCGGAATGTGCCTTGTATGAAAAGATGCTCTTAGACTGCTCGGATAAAGAGGAGCCTAAGCGAATGTATCCTTCTTGTGAAGAATGCCCTCATTTAGTTTCATGTCCAGGTCTACCATTTTAAATATTGAAAGGAGATACAATCATGGTTAAAAACAATATCGTACTCGAGGGAGCTCGCATTGGTTTTCGCAACTTCAGTGGAAAAGAGGGGAAATTTAATCCCGCCGGAAGGCGTAACTTCTGCGTCTTCCTAGAAGAAGATCTTGCTAAAGCTCTTGAAGAAGATGGTTGGAATGTCCGTTGGCTTCAACCAAGAGATGAGCAAGAAGAGCCTCAGGGATATATTCAAGTAGCTGTCAGCTATGACAATATTCCTCCGAAAATAATTTTAATTACCTCTAGAGGAAAGACGACGCTTGATGATGAGTCCATATCACTATTAGATTGGGCCGAAATCACAGACGTCGATCTTATCATTCGCCCGTATAATTGGGACGTCAACGGTAAGTCCGGAGTTAAGGCGTATGTAAAATCGATGTACATAACTCTCGCCGAAGATGAATTCGAGAAGAAGTACTACGATGTTCCCGACAGCGCCGAAAATCTTATCGGAGAACAAGATGGCGATTGAGCTTTATGAGCATCAAAAAATCGCTATAGAGAAGCTGAAGACCGGCTCCATCCTATGTGGTGGGGTCGGCTCCGGCAAATCTCGCACCGCACTTGCTTATTATTTTATAAAGGAATGTGATGGTAAAATTAAAATAAATAACACGGGTGGATACTCCGCGATGAAGAAGCCTAAAGATCTTTATATTATTACTACGGCTAGAAAGCGTGATGAGCTCGATTGGGAACGAGAGTGTTGTCCCTTTCTCCTCTCAACAAATAAAGAGGTTAACATTGACGGAGTTGGCGTTGTAGTTGATTCTTGGAATAATATCAATAAATACAAAGATGTAAAACATGCCTTTTTTATTTTCGATGAGCAGCGAGTTGTCGGATCTGGCGCTTGGGTAAAATCATTTCTTAGAATTTGTCAAAGTAATAATTGGATTTTACTAACCGCCACACCAGGGGATACTTGGACTGACTATATACCGGTTTTCATAGCAAATAGATTCTATAAAAATAGAACCGAATTTATTCGCCGACATGTGGTGTATAGTAACTTCTCCAAGTTTCCAAAGATAGACCGTTATGTTGAAGTAACAAGGCTTGTTCGCTTTCGTGACCAAATAATTGTTAATATGCGTTTTAAAAAGAACACCATAGCTCATGATAAAACTATTATTACTGAATTTGATAGAGATCTTTTTAATGTGGCCATGGTAAAAAGATGGCATCCTTATGAAAATCGCCCAATCAAAGATATCAGTGAACTATGTTATGTATTACGGCGTATTGTTAATACCGATCCGTCAAGACTTGGAGCTATAAGGGCGCTCTCTGAAAAACATCCTCGTCTTATAATATTTTATAACTTTAATTATGAATTAGATCTTCTTCTCAAATTAGGAAAGGAGTTGAATATACCAACGACCCAATGGAACGGCCATAAGCATGAACAAATTCCAGTTACAGAATCTTGGTTGTATTTAGTTCAATATATGGCTGGAGCAGAAGCATGGGAATGCATTGAAACAGATGCGATGATATTTTATTCGCAAAACTATTCTTATAAAATGATGATTCAAGCAGCAGGAAGAATTGATCGGATGAACACTCCATTCACCAATTTATATTATTACTATCTTCGATCTATGTCGGTCATAGATTTAGCAATTCAAAAAGCACTGAAAAATAAACGCAGTTTTAATGAGCATCGCTTTCTTAATGTTTAAGGCTTCGCATCGAGAACATACGGTATAATAGAGGAGAATGGGTATGTATTCATACTCTTTTATTTTTTCGAGAGGAGGCCGCCCAAATGTTAGAGAGCGTATTTCAATCTAAATTGATAGGCGAACTTGAAGCTCTTTTTCCTGGTTGTATTGTTTTAAAAAATGATGCGAACTATCTTCAGGGATTCCCAGACTTAACAATCCTCTATAAGAATAAATGGGCGGTCCTAGAATGTAAAAAGAGTAAAGATGCAGAACATCAGCCAAATCAAGATCATTATGTTGATATGCTTGATGAGATGTCATTTTCGAGATTCATCTATCCTGCAAATAAAGAGGAGGTACTAGATGAACTTCAACAGACATTCACGCCTCGAAGGTCTTCACGCATTTCTGAGCGCTAGTAAATATCATTGGATAAATTACGATGAGGACAAGCTGGTTGCTACATATTCAAAGTATATGGCCGCTCAGAAAGGAACTGAACTTCATGAATTAGCCCATAGGCTGATCCAACTTGGGGTAAAGCTTCCGAGAAAGAATCAAACTTTGAATCTTTATGTGAATGACGCTATAGGGTTCAAAATGCAGACCGAGCAAATTCTGTATTATTCGGATAATTGTTTTGGAACTGCAGATTCGATTTCCTTCCGAAAAAATATGCTACGAATCCACGACTATAAGTCAGGATCAACCCCTGCATCCCTAAAACAATTAGAGGTTTATGCGGCATTGTTCTGTTTAGAATATAATGTCAAGCCAATAGACATTGATTGTGAACTTCGTTTGTATCAGTTAGATGAAGTTCTTGTTCATCATCCGGAACCAGAAGTTATATTTAACATTATGGACAAAATCATTGCTTTTGATAAAAGGATAGACCAAATAAGAGCAGGAGGGTAAGTCATGAGGTCAGAACTAAAGCACTACGGAATGCCAAGACGCTCAGGCAGATACCCTTGGGGCTCTGGTAAAGACCCTTTTCAAAGCGCTATCGGATTCCTTGGAATTGTGGATGAATTACGGAAGCAAGGTCTTAGCGAAGTTGAAATTGCTAGAGGGCTTGGCATAACAACGTCACAATTGCGTGCTCGTAAATCTTTAGCTAAAGAAGAAGTTAGGGCTGCGAATGTAGCCATGGCAATAAGGCTTCAAGAAAAAGGAATGTCGAACGTAGCCATTGGAGAGCGGATGGGTATCAATGAGTCTTCTGTTCGAAGTTTACTTGACCCAGCCAAAGCCGAAAGAGCAGCAATAACGCAAGCGACATCTAATATGCTAAAAGAGAGCGTTTCGAAATTTGGCTATATTGATGTTGGAACTGGCGTTGAAAACCATGTTGGTGTTAGTCGGACAAAGCTTAATACGGCCATAGAAGAGCTCCGTGAGCAAGGATACAAAATTCATTATGTTAAAGTTGAGCAGTTAGGTATTCCTGGCCAATTTACTTCCGTAAAAGTTTTAGCTGGACCAGATAGCACTTATTCCGAAGTTTTTAACAATAAGGATCTTATTCAACCAATAATGGGTCGCTCTGAAGATTTTGGAAGAACCTACTCCGATCTTGGTTTAAAACCCATTCAATCTGTTAAAAGCGATACCGTTATGGTCAGATACGGAGAAGAAGGAAAAGCAAAAGATGGCGTAATTGAGCTCCGCAGAGGAGTAGACGAATTAAATCTTGGAG